TAAATACAAAAACAGGAAGTGAAGTTAATCTTCATAGTGATACTGAAGATATTCGTATTCAAAATATCGTAAAGAATATTGGATTCAATGTTGTGATGCGATACAATACTTTTGGTGAAGGCTTTGATGTGTTGAAGAGAGAGATATCAAATTCAAAAGAAGGTTATGTTATTCGTTTCAGAAATGGAATGAGAATGAAAATCAAAGGTGATGAGTATGTTCGTTTACATAGAATCTTAACTAACTTTTCAACTACTGATATTTGGGAGTTACTAAAGACTAAAGGTAATATGGATGAGTTCTTAGAAAGAGTGCCGGATGAATTTGATAAGTGGGTAAAGGAAACTGTTAGGGATTTGGTTGTAAGATATAAAAACATTGAAAAGGATTACGCTGAAGTATTTTCTAATCTTAAAAACCAAAACTTAGATAGAAAGGACTTTGCAACCAAAGCACTTCATTATAGACATTCATCGGTATTATTCTCTATGTTGGATGGAAAGTCATATGAAGATATCATTTGGAAAATGATTAAACCAAAGTGGAGTAAACCATTTAAAAAAGATATTGACAATTAATTTTGCAATATCAAATATTTTTCGTATATTTGTAAAAAAATAAAATAATATGATACTAATTACAATTTTAGCATTAGGTGTATTAACTTTTGTTGGTAAGTTAATTTACGATGTGCAGCAAAACAAAAAGAAACCAACAATTGAATCTGGGTTTGATGTAGATAAACTTCAAAAATTAGCAGGTATTACGGGTGAAAAACAATCTTTTTCAGCCGAAACAATTGAAGCTATTAAAAGTAGTATTGGGGATATGAAATTTCCTGAACCTGACCCATCCATACCTATGAACACAACAAAGTTAACTACAATTGGTGGTAATTATGGAGATAGTGATCCATTAGCACAAATTCCAATGAGTAGAGTATCTAAAGAAGCAAAGCAAAAGATGGCGGAAATTGCAAAAGAAGATATTTCTAAAAGATTAGAGGAAACAAATAAATCTATTTTTCCTGAATCAGTTGAATATACGGATGAATATTATAAATCAACACTTCCAAAAAAAGTTAAAGAAAAAATGCTAAAAGCAGTTCCATCGGAAAATGACCAGAGACTTGGTGTTGAATTAGTAAAACCAAAAAGAAAAACTACAAACAAAAATAAAAAATAAATAAGTGATGACAAAAGTGATTAAATTTGATTTAGATGCCAGAACTTCCATTAAAACCGGAGTTGATAAATTGGCTAATGCAGTAAAGGTTACATTAGGACCTAAAGGTAGAAATGTTATTTTACAAAAATCGTATGGTTCACCACACATTACAAAAGATGGTGTATCGGTGGCTAAAGAAATTGAATTGGAAGATCCGATTGAAAATATTGGGGCACAATTGGTGAGAGAAGTTGCATCTAAAACGGCTGACCAAGCTGGTGATGGAACTACAACTGCAACTGTTTTAACACAAGCTATCTTTAATGATGGATTGAAGATGGTTACTGCTGGAGCAAACCCAATGGATTTAAGGAAGGGTATTGATAAAGCTGTTGAGGCAGTAGTGGATGAATTGAAGAAGATGTCTAAAAAGATATCAACATCTAAAGAGGTTGAGCAAATCGCAACGATATCAGCTAATAACGATTCTCAAATTGGTTCTATGATTGCATCGGCAATGGATGTTGTTGGTAAAGATGGTATTATAACTGTAGAGGCAGCTAAAGGAACTGAAACATCAGTTAAGACTGTTGAAGGTATGCAGTTTGATAGAGGTTATCTTTCTCCATTCTTTGTAACCAATCAGGAAAAAATGGATGCGGATTTAGAATCTCCATACATTCTTTTATATGAGAAGAAGATTTCATCATTAAAAGAAATCTTACCTGTATTGGAACAAACTGCACAAACAGGCAAACCTTTATTGATTATCGCTGAAGATATTGAAGGTGAGGCATTGGCATCATTGGTTGTGAATAAAATGAGAGGAACTCTTAAAGTAGCAGCCGTTAAAGCACCTGCTTTTGGTGATAGAAGAAAAGAAATGTTGAATGATATTGCTATTCTAACAGGTGGTAGTGTTATTAGTGAAGAATTAGGAATGAAGTTGGAAGATACAACATTGGATATGTTGGGTAGTGCAGAAAAGGTTACAATTGATAAGGATACAACTACTATTATTAATGGTGGTGGAACTACTGAGGCTATTAAAGCTCGTATCGATGTAATCAAAGCACAAATCGATAAATCAACATCTGATTATGATAAAGAGAAATTACAAGAACGATTATCTAAATTAGCAGGTGGTGTAGCAATCCTTTACATTGGAGCATCTACCGAAACTGAAATGAAAGAAAAGAAAGATAGAGTAGATGATGCACTACATGCAACAAGAGCAGCAGTGGCTGAAGGTATTGTACCTGGCGGTGGAGTTGCTTTGTTGAAGGCAGCTGATGTATTGGTTAATACCGCATTTCATATCAATTTGGAAAACGCTGACCAACAATTGGGAGCTAATATTATCCAATCAGCAATTCAATCACCATTTAAAACTATTATATCAAACGCAGGTGGTTCGCCTGATGTTATTATCAATAAAGTAAAAGAATTGGGTGGTAACTTTGGATATAATGCCAGAATTGATGAATATGTTGATATGATTGAAACAGGAATTATTGACCCAACTAAAGTGACCCGTTTAGCATTAGAAAATGCAGCATCTATTGCTGGATTATTACTTACAACTGAATGTGTAGTTGGTATTAAACCGGAACAAAAAGATAAACAACCAACCCCTCCAATGGGTGGGTATGGTATGTAATAATTAAAAACAAAATTATATGTTTGGAAAAAACAAAAATCACAATGGAGAACAATTGGATATTGAAAAGCAATTGTTTGATAGGGAGTTGGAATTGTATCGTAAGGAAAAATATCAAAAGCTAAATGAAGATATTGAAAACGAAAAACTTAAAAGGCTTAAAGAGGTAGCTGAGCTTGAAATAGCATGTCATAGACAGTTAGCACAATACGAACATACCTTTCATTCTACAAAAGAAAATTTAGGTATTGAGTTGGCAAAGTTGGAAGCTAAAGTTGAATACCTTAGAGAGAACAACGAAGCATATTCAACCATTGTAGCTAACAAAGATATTGAAATAAATAGATTAGTATCAGTAATTAACGCATTAACTAAAATAAAAATAAAATAATATGGAATCGTTTGAAGAAAGGTATGCTCGTCAAATGAAGGAGCGTGAAGAACAAGAACAACAAAAACAATTAGAAAAACAATTAAAATTTAAAAAAATGATTAAAGCAATCGGAGCAAGTGTAATAGGTTTTATCCTATTAGTAGTATTATTCAATTCGTGTGAAAGAATTGATGCGGGTTATGTGGGTGTTAAAGTAAACCAATATGGTGATAACAAAGGCGTAGATGATGTAGTAGCAGTTACGGGTATGGTATTTTTTAATCCAATTACAACAAAAATTTATGAGTTCCCAACATATATTCAACACAAAGAATATAAAAAAACAGAAGATGCGGATAATTCATTCATTGTAAATAGTAAGGATGGTTCTGAATTTAATGTATCACCTATTATGAACTATTCAGTACAAAGGGATAAAGTACCTGCAATCTTCGCTAAGTATCGTAGACCATTGGCTGATATTGAGGAAGGTTTCTTAAAGACAGCAGTGTATGATGCATTCAGATTAGCAACTAACAAATATACGGCTGATGAATTAATTAGTAATCGTGCAATATTTGAAGTTGAAGTTCGTAGATTATTGGATGCCCAATTATTAAAAGAGGGATTTACAATTAATCAGTTCACATCGAATTTGATTTACCCTGAAACATTTAAGAAATCAATTGAAGCTAAGAACAATGCAGTTCAAGCAGCATTAAGAGCAGAGAATGAAGTTAAAACCGCTGAAGCACAGGCAAAGATTAAAGTAGCAACCGCAGAAGGTAACGCTCAGGCTATGTTGACATCGGCAAAAGCTGAGGCTGAATCAAACCGAATGAAGCAAGTAACCCTAACTCCATTATTGTTACAATTGGAGTATATTAACAAATGGGATGGTAAATTGCCGGTATATGGCACAGTTCCACAAATGTTCAAAAATATTCAATAATTTATTAGGAAATCCGAAAAATTTGTTGTATATTTGTAATTACAATATATTTATAGGTAATAAAAGAGTTGCGTAATCGCACTCAGAATAAACCTTAAAACTTTAAATTATAAACCTTTAAAACTCAAAAAAATGGCTATTAACTTAGACGCAATCAGAGGTAGACTGAACAAACTACAAAGCACTACATCAAAGACTGTAGAACAATGGAAGCCAACTCCTGGCAAACATCAAATTCGATTAGTTCCTTACAAATTTAACAAGGAAAATCCTTTTATCGAATTATTATTCCACTACGGAATCAACAACAAAACTTATCTTTCACCATCATCTTTCGGAAGACCTGACCCTATCGTTGAGTTCGCTGAGAAACTTAAAAGAATGGGTGATAAGGAAGATTGGAAGGCAGCAAAGAAAATGGAGCCGAAACTTAGAACTTTCGTACCTGTATTGGTAAGAGGTGAAGAAGGTGAAGGTGTTCGTTTTTGGGGATTTGGTAAGACAGTGTATCAAGAAATCTTAGGTTACATCGCTGACCCGGATTATGGTGATATTACTGACCCAAATGAAGGAAGAGATATCGTTGTTGAAATCGTTTCAGCAGAAGATAGTGGAACTTCGTATCCTGTAACAACTATCAGAGTTAAACCAAAAGAATCAGCATTAACTGATACTAAAGAGCTAACTGATAAGTTTCTAAACGAACAAAAAAACATTACCGAACTTTATTCTGAATTAAGTTATGCAGAATTGAAAAGTGTGTTAGAAGGTTGGTTAAATCCATCTGCGGGTGAAGATGATTCAGTAACATCAACATCAACAGAAGAACTTTCTAAATCACCATCAGCATCATCTAACAAAGATGTATCGCATGATATGGGTGGAACACACGAAGCGCCAAAAGCAGAAGCACCAGCTAAGAAATTAGATGATGTGGCAGCAGCTTTTGATGATTTATTCAATTCTTAATAACAAAAATTTATGGCGAAAGCAACTAAGGAAATAGACTTGGCGGAAGTACTCGCCGAGTCCCTTAACAAACAAGCGAAAGACCAAAAGATAGCATTCTTTTTGGACAACAATGACTCCCCTACAAACGTAGAAGGTTGGGTATCGACCGGAGCATCAATGTTGGATGTGGCAATATCTAATAGACCTTATGGAGGTTTGCCTGTTGGTAGAATTACCGAAATTACGGGATTAGAACAAAGTGGTAAATCATTAGTATCAGCTCACTTACTTGCCGAAACACAAAAGTTAGGTGGTATCGCTGTATTGATTGACACGGAGAACGCCGTAAGTAGAGAATTCTTAGAAGCCATTGGAGTAGATACAACCAAATTACTTTATGTAACGGCTGAGACTGTTGAACAATGTTTTGAATACACCGAAACTATTATCGAAAAGGTGAGAGTTGCATCGAAAGATAGGTATGTGACAATCGTTGTGGATTCAGTAGCAGCAGCATCAACTGAAAAGGAGATGGAAGCTGATTATGGTAAGGATGGTTACGCTACGGATAAAGCAATTATCATTTCCAAAGCA